GCTATTCTGAGGTCATTGGGTGGGTACATCTTGCCCTTAATCAACTAGCACGCCTAGGCATGCCGATGGGGTAAGTATTTCTCCCGATGTACCCTTGCTCCCTTTGATGGTTCCCATAGTACGACCTTGTTTTTAGGTTGTCAACAACTTTGTATATAATTTTTTGGAATAAGCATATAAGCGTTTGTTATAACTTATGGTGGCTATAGGTATCCTACGGCATACACATACGCGCCCATGGGTGTGCATGGGTGTGCGCAGGTGTGCGCAGGTGTGCCCGCAGGTGTGCGCGGGTGTACGCGTGTGACACGCCCGCGTGTGTACGTGTGTGCGCGCAGGTGTACGCGCGTTACGCGCATGGGGGCGGGGGGGGGCGCGCGAGCCTTTAACCTTGTAGGTTCCCTCTGGCATACAAAAAAGACTAAATTTGAAAAAAAAGAAATACCTATGCCTATCCCCTAAGTTGTTGATTTACTTATGTATTCCAAAGGCGGCACTATTGTTGACCATACCTATTAAAAAGGTCACATAGATAGTTATTATTTATTGAACTAAATACCCAAGGGCGGGTCTAAAGTTTATTAATAAAGTACTTGACTTTTAGTTCAAAGTATGCTATAATATAAAGCATAAGAAAGAGATAATTTAACAAGCCTTAAGTATACTTAAGTAGTCTTAGTTATTATACTTTAATGATTATACTTTAAAGTTAAATACTAAACGTTAGCCTAAGGATACTTAAGATAACTTAAGGAGAGTCCTTAATGACTGTTGAAACGAATACTCCGAAAAGGAGAGGTCGCCCACCGAAGTCTAAGGTGGTGTCAAGAAAGAGGGGAGCGACTGGTCTATCCAGAGGTCGCCCCAAAGGTGATGCCGCTATCATCAATGAATACAAAGGTAGGATGCTGACATCCCCTAAGTCTAGGAAGGTGTTGGAGTCAATCTTTGATGCGGCACTTAATGACGACCATAAACATCAAGCCGCGGCATGGAAGTTAATAGTTGACCGCATTGTACCTGTAGGGGCGTTTGAGAAAGATGTTGTCAAAGGCGCAGGGAAGTCAGCCATACAAATTAATATTACTGGGGTCGGTGGTGATACTACAGTAATATCTAACGAAGAAGAAGTTTTAGACGGAGAAATCATAGATGGCTAAGTACTTCACTAGGGAAGAATTTGATTGTCAGTACACTGGCAAGAACGAAATGAAGGATGAGTTCATTGAGAAACTAGATGCACTCAGAGAAGCCTGTGGTTTCCCATTCCATATCACATCGGGCTATCGCGCCCCAGAACATCCAATAGAGGCTAAGAAAAAAGTTGCAGGAACTCACAGTCAAGGCATTGCGGCAGATATTAAAGTGGACAATGGTTGGGAAAGATTTGTTATTGTTGAAGAGGCGATTGGCTTGGGATTCACAGGCATCGGAGTCGCTTCTAATTTTGTTCATGTTGATATTCGCAGTGGTGATGATACAACCCCTTATGTAATGTGGACATATTAGGAATAAATAATGAGATTTGGTTATTCTAAAGCTGTATTCCCTCACTTAAATGAAAAAAAATCAAAAGAGCAAATGGGAATGCTTACTGATTTTGCTCCTGTTATTGGTGATGCTAAAGCATTGGCAGAAATACCAGAACTATTAGGTCAAGGTCGTTATGGTGCGGCAGGTGTTAATGTTTTGTCTGCTATTCCCTTATTAGGTTTTTTTGGTGATATAGCTAAATTTAACCGAGAAAAAAATAAAGTGTTACAATCTACTCCTTTTTATCATGGAACTACTAAAGACTTTGATAAGTTTGATTTAAAAGCGGCTAGAAAAAACCGAGGTACAAACATAGAAGGTATATATTTAACACCTAGTAAAACTAGAGCAAAGCAGTTTGGAGATAAAATATCTACACACAAAGTAAGTTTAGATATGTCAAAAATAGCATCTCCTAATACAATTCCTAACAGTAAAATGATAAAAGAATATAAAAAACAACTTTTAAATAAAACAAACTACAAAGAAGATTGGATTGATGAAGCTATTATTCCTGAGTTTATAGAAACAAAAAGAATAAAGGCAGACCTAAGTGGGGACATTAAAAGAAAAGTATACGAAGCAGGAGGTTATAAAGGCTTTGCGGATGGAGACGATTTAGTTGTTTTTGACCCTTCTTTTATTAAATAGGACATACTAAGTGGCTATTAAATATATCCATGTGAATCAGCATAAGATTCGTTCCAATAAAAAAAATAATGAGAACGAACCAGTTATTACTGTAAAAGAAGGTAAAAAGAACACTTATGGTCATTCAGTAAAAATACATGGCGAAAGTGAAATACTTTATGGTGGTAATGATAAACCTTTATTATCCTGCGGTGCAAGAGTAGTTATTAAAACAAAAGCGGATGTAACAGTTGAATGACTACAGAACTAAACGTATCACTCCTTCCTTGGCAACAGGAGGTTTTTGAAGACCCTACGCGGTTCAAAGTCATAGCCGCAGGTAGACGGACAGGTAAGTCACGATTAGCCGCTTGGATGTTAATAATAAGAGCGTTGCAGACGGAACGTGGTCATGTATTCTACGTTGCCCCTACACAGGGACAGGCTAGGGACATTATGTGGCAAGTCCTGTTGGAAATAGGACACCCTGTAATACAATCTAGTCACGTTAATAATTTACAGATAAAGTTAGTCAATGGCGCGACCATAGCACTCAAAGGCGCGGACAGACCGGAAACCATGCGTGGTGTCAGTCTTAAGTTCCTTGTTATGGATGAGTACGCTGACATGAAGCCAGAGGTCTGGGAGCAGATACTTAGACCTGCCTTGGCTGACCAAAAGGGTGATGCTTTGTTCATTGGTACGCCAATGGGCAGGAATCACTTTTATGATTTATACCAGTATGCAAGTTTATCGGAAGACGATACATTCAAGGGTTATCACTTTACTAGCTATGACAACCCCCTGTTAGACCCAGAGGAGATTGAGGCGGCTAAGAAATCAATGTCAGCCTACAGTTTCAGACAGGAGTTTATGGCATCATTTGAGGCGCAAGGCAGTGAACTATTCAAAGAAGAACATATTAGATTTTGTGAAGAAGAGCCTGACAGAGGTCAGTACTACATTGCAGTCGATTTGGCAGGATTCGCTGATGTGGCTAAAGTCACGACTAAAACTAAACGCCTTGACCAAACGGCTATCTCAGTGGTTAAAGCAAATGAAGAAGGTTGGTGGGTCGCTGATATCATTCATGGTAGATGGGGTGTGGAGACCACTGCGAGAAAGATTTTTGAAGCTGTTAGAGATTATAGACCAGTGGCTGTCGGTATTGAGAAGGGGGCGTTAAAGAACGCAGTGTACCCTTACCTCAGTGACTTGATGAAAAAGAACCAGAGGTTTTTTAGAGTTGACGAACTTACACACGGTAATAAGAAAAAAACGGACAGGATTGTTTGGGCGTTACAAGGAAGATTTGAACACGGAAGAATAACACTAAACAAAGGGGAATGGAACACACCATTTTTGGATGAGTTGTTTCAGTTTCCAAACCAGATGGTACATGATGACTTAATTGACTCGTTAGCCTACATAGACCAGTTAGCTAACATAGCTTATATGTCAGATTACCAAGAAGAAGAATACCAACTATTAGATACATACGCAGGGTACTAATATGCTATATGATGATAAAGACCAGTTTGTACTGGAAGAAACACTAGAAGGTTGGGTAATAAATAAATGTCAAGGTTGGCGTGACCACTTTGAATCCAACTATGCAGAAAAGTTTGACGAATACTACCGCCTATGGAGAGGACAGTGGGCGGCAGAGGATAGAACCAGAGAGACTGAACGCTCTCGTATTATCTCTCCTGCACTACAGCAAGCAGTAGAGTCATCCGTTGCGGAACTAGAGGAAGCCACCTTTGGTCGTGGTAAGTTCTTTGATATTGAGGATGACGTTTCCGATGCACAGAAAGCCGATATAGCCCTTTTACGAGAAACCTTAACTAAAGACTTCAAAAAAAATAAAGTGCGTAAGGGAGTAGCTGAGTGCCTTATAAACGCGGCTGTATTCGGAACAGGTATTGCAGAGGTAGTTCTGGAAGAAGAAAAAGAGTTTCAACCTGCAACACAACCAGTAATGGGTGGGGAGTTGACAGCAGTAGGTGTGAACATCGTAGACATGACCTGCGTAAAGCTACGACCAGTAATGCCGCAGAACTTCTTGATTGACCCCCTAGCTACTTCCGTAGACGATGCTTTAGGTTGTGCAGTAGATGAGTTCGTTCCTACTCACTTGGTTGAACAACTACAGGAACAAGGTGTCTATCGTGATGTGGAGGTAGGTCTAGCCGCCCCAGACTTTGACATTGAACCAGACAAGGACTTGTCAGTATATGAAGACGACAAAGTACGTCTAACTAAGTACTACGGCTTAGTCCCTCGTTATTTACTTAAAGCGGCACAACAAGAAGAAGAAGCAGAAGAAGTAGAAGAATTAGTCGCTGATGATGAAAATGAAAGCCACTATGTAGAAGCCATTGTTGTTATTGCTAATGATGGTACACTTCTTAAGGCAGAAGCTAACCCCTACATGATGGGTGACAGACCTGTCGTTGCATTCCCTTGGGATGTCGTTCCTAGCCGCTTTTGGGGCAGAGGGGTATGTGAGAAAGGGTATAACTCACAAAAGGCGTTAGACGCTGAAATACGAGCCAGAATAGACGCTCTTGCACTGACCATACACCCAATGATGGCTATGGATGCTACTCGTATGCCTCGTGGTGCTAGAACGGAAGTACGTGCAGGTAAGACTATCTTAACCAACGGCTCACCAAAAGAAGTACTACAACCACTTAACTTTGGCAATGTAAGTCAAGTTACATTTGCACAGGCGGCAGAACTACAGAAGATGGTACAGACTGCTACAGGTGCTATTGACTCAGCAGGTATTGCAGGGTCTATCAATGGCGACCAGACTGCCGCAGGTATCTCTATGTCGCTAGGTGCTATTATCAAACGGCACAAGCGTACTCTCATTAACTTCCAAGAATCATTCCTCATTCCATTTGTAACCAAAGCCGCCCACAGGTATATGCAGTTCAACCCAGAGAAGTATCCTGTGGCTGACTACAAGTTCCATACCTCAAGCAGTCTTGGTATTATTGCGCGTGAGTATGAGGTTACACAACTGGTGCAACTGTTACAGACTATGAAACCCGACAGCCCAATGTACTCTCAGTTGATTATGTCAATCGTAGATAACATGAACTTGTCTAACCGCGAACAACTCGTACAGGCTCTACAGCAAGCTAATCAGCCTAACCCAGAAGCACAACAGATGGCTATGGCGGCACAGCAAGCACAGATTGAGTTTCAACAGTCACAGACAGCGGCACTCCAAGGACAGGCGATTGAGTCACAAGCTAGAGCGCAAAAACTACTTACTGATGCACAAGCAGTCCCAGAAGAGTTGGAGATTGACCGCATAAAAGCAATATCAGCAAATTTAAATGTAGGTGATGCAGACGATAAAGAATTTGAGAAACGACTCAAAATCTCGGAGCAGTTACTAAAAGAACGTGAGGTAGCTGTAAAAGAAAACCAACAAGGAAAAACTAATGGTAACACAGCACAGTCTCAACGAAGTAATCAACCAAGTCAACAAAGCATTCCAAGACCACAAGGAGCGAATACAGGCATTGGAAGCGGAAGTCCAAGTCCTAAAGTTGTACCAAGAGGAGAAGCCTAATGCCAAAAAAACCAGACCCAAGACTAGCAAGAGCAGGAGTTAGTGGTTATAACAAACCAAAACGCACCCCTAACCATCCAAAAAAAAGCCATGTTGTCGTGGCAAAGGAAGGTGACAAAGTCAAGACAATTAGGTTTGGAGAACAGGGGGCAAAGACCGCAGGTAAACCTAAGTCGGGTGAATCTGCTCGTATGAAGGCGAAGCGTAAATCCTTTAAGGCTAGACATGGTAGGAATATAGCCAAAGGTAAAATGTCAGCGGCTTACTGGGCTGATAAAGTTAAATGGTAAAACAGAGAGGTAATTATTATGCCAATGGGTAAAGGTACATACGGAAGCAAGGTTGGAAGACCACCAAAGAAAAAAACTAAAGCTAAAGCTAAACCCAAAAAGAAACCAATGAGAATGGGTAAATACTAATGGCTATGAAATACGCAATACCTAACTCAGTTCTCCGAGATAGACCTGCACGAGAAAAAATTTCTGATGCTTTTAGGTTATATGATAATGAAGTTGGAACTTTAGATGAAGCACTAAAAAAGTCTTTGATTTACCTTTCTAATACTAATTCAGAAGCACAGCGTGACATTTTAAAACAGCATATAAGAAACGAATGGTCTAATGTATCAAATCAACCTTTTCCCGAAGATGCTTTTAGTAGTTCAATGCCTCGTCAGCAAAGTGGCAAAAGAACTGGTAAGAATCCTATGGGCGGTAAAAGGGTTAAAAAATAATGGCTACTAAGCGTAAGTCCACTGTCAACAAGGCAGGTAATTATACTAAGCCTACAATGCGTAAGAACTTGTTTAATAAAATTAAAGCAGGGTCTAAGGGCGGTAAGGCAGGACAGTGGTCTGCGAGAAAGGCTCAGATGCTTGCAAAAGAATATAAAGCTAAAGGTGGAGGCTACCGATGAAAGTTAAAGCACCTAATGGTTATCACTGGATGAAGCAGAAGAATGGCTCTGTCAAACTTATGAAACATAAAGGTAAGTTTGTTAAACACAAAGGAGCAAGCCTTACTGCTGACTTTCCTGTTCAGAAGGTACACAAGTAATGTCTGCCTTAAAAAAGCCACAGAAAAGCCTTAAGAAGTGGACTAAACAGAAGTGGCGTACTAAGTCTGGTAAACCTAGCACACAAGGCAGTAAAGCAACAGGTGAGCGTTATTTACCAGAAAAAGCTATTAAAGCATTAAGTAAAAAAGAATATGCCGCTACGTCACGTAAGAAACGTGCTGACATTAAAAAAGGCAAACAGTTCAGTAAACAACCTAAGAAAGTAGCCAAGAAAACAGCAAGACATAGAAAATAATACTTGACATTCTTATAAAAATATGTTATAATAATACTATAATATACAATAGTATGTTATATTAAATTATAAATTAAAGCTGTCCTATAGGGAGAAACAGTGTATGACTGATGTAGAACTAGAAAAATACTATCGTTCATTAGAAGATATGTTCCGTACAGACGGATGGAAAAATCTGTTAGAAGACTTGAAAGGTAGTGCGTTACAACTTAACTCAGTAGAAGCCTGTAAAGATGACAAAGACCTTTACTTCCGTAAGGGACAACTAGTAGTCATGGCTAACCTACTAAACTTACAAGAGCAGATACAAACAGCCAAGGAAGATTACGAGGAAGCAAACGAAGAATGAGAGTTCTCCTTGACTTCCGATGTGACAACGGACATACAACGGAAAGGTTCATAGATTCAGAAACAAAAGAGATACCTTGTCCCGAATGTTCATTAATGGCTAGAAAAGTTATATCTCCTGTTCGCAGTAATTTAGACCCCCATTGTGGTGATTTTTTAGGTGCTACAACCAAGTGGGCAAGAAACCGCGAAAAGCAGATACAAAAAGAACGTAGAGACAACTCCTAACCGAATCTCTACATAATCCACCTCCACAATCATTTATGACGGAGTTTAATAATGGCAAGAATATTAGAAGAGCGTACAGACGTAATCGAAGACCAAGAAACTCAAGAGACTCCAGAAGAGGAGACAACTCTTGAACAAGAACAAGAACAAGAACAGGAAACTACAGAAGAACAAGAAGTACCACAAAAGTATCAAGGAAAGAGTACAGCCGAAATTATACGGATGCACCAAGAGGCTGAGAAACTTTTAGGTAAACAAAGTTCGGAAGTAGGTGAACTGCGAAAGGTCGTTGACGATTACATCCAAACACAACTCTCAGAACAAGCACCGCAACAAAGTGAACCAGAACAAGAAGAAATAGACTTTTTCTCAGAACCCGACAAGGCAGTCGCAAGGGCTATTGATAATCACCCTAAGATAAAGGAAGCTGAAAAAATCAGCAACCAGTATCGTCAGTCAACAGCTATGGCTGAACTGCAAAGACGACATCCAGATATGAATGAAATCTTGCAGAATAACAAGTTTGTTGATTGGATTAAGGGTTCTAAGATTAGACAACAGCTTTTCGTACAGGCAGACCAACAGTATGATTACGAAGCCGCTGATGAACTTTTTACTTTGTGGAAAGAGAGACAGCAGGTAGTTAGTCAAACTGCCGCCACTGAAAAGACTGAGCGTAAGAAGGCTGTCAAAGCCGCTAGTACAGGTAATGTACGAGGCAGTGGAGAACAGTCAGCTAAAAAAGTCTATAGACGTTCTGACATTATTAAACTTATGAAGGAAGACCCAGAACGCTACATGAGTTTGTCCAATGAGATTATGGCGGCTTATGCTGATGGGAGGGTCAGACAATAATAAATTATTTTAGGAGATGGTCAAATGACTGATTCAACTTATCCCGCAACTGGCGGTTTTGTAGACAACACTAGCGCGGCTACTTTCATCCCCGAAATTTGGAGTGATGAAGTAATTGCCGCATATCAAAAAAGCCTTGTACTAGCTAACCTAGTCAAGAAAATCTCTATGACAGGTAAGAAAGGTGACACTCTTCACATTCCTAAGCCTGTTCGTGGTGATGCACACGCTAAAGCAGAGAACACTGCTGTTACTGTGCAAAACGCTACTGAGAGCGAAGTACAAGTAACTATTGACAAGCACTTTGAATACTCTCGTCTAATTGAAGACATCACTGAAACTCAAGCACTTGCTTCTCTACGTCAGTTCTACACTGGTGATGCAGGTTACGCTCTAGCCAAGCAAGTAGATTCTAGCTTGTTTGAACTAGGTAAGTCTTTCGGTGACAATGGTGGCGACTACGTTGGTACTGGTTCTTGGTACATTGATGCCTCAACTGGTCTAACTGCTTATGCCGCTGACACTGTTGCCGCGGCTGATGTATTCACTGATGAAGGTTTCCGTGACTTAATTCAGAAGATGGATGATGCCGATGTTCCTATGGACAATCGTTGCCTCGTAGTACCTCCTTCTATTCGTAACGAAATCATGGGTCTAACTCGCTACTCTTCTAGCGACTTCGTTGATGGTCGTGTAGTCAACAACGGACAAATTGGTAACATTTATGGCATTGACATTTTTGTTTCTTCTAACTGTCCTGTAATTGAAGCCGCGGCTGACAACAGCGCAGGTGGTGACATTAAACAAGCTATGCTGTTCCATAAAGATGCTATGGTTCTTGCAGAGCAACTAGGTGTTCGTTCTCAAACTCAGTACAAGCAAGACTTCCTTGCTACTCTATACACTGCTGACACTTTGTATGGTACTGCTGTTCTGCGACCAGATGCCGCATTTAACCTAATGGTTAATGGTTAATAGCTAACCAATCGGGGGCTTCTTAGGGAGTCCCCTTTTCCTTTCTTTTTTACAACCTTATTCAAGGAATCTTCATGGGTATATTTAGAGGCATAGGTGGTACTGGCAATTCAACAGACGATGGTGTTGTTGATGCAGTAACCGCACAAGCTGTAATAGCCACGAATAAGGCAACCGAAGCGGCTAACTCAGCAACTAGCGCGTATAACTCTGCACAGAGCGCAAGCACCTCTAAAGATACTGCAACTACACAAGCAAACGCGGCACAGACTTCCGCTAACAATGCTTCTGATTCCGCTACTTCTGCGGCTAACTCTTTTGATTCTTTTGATGATAGATACTTAGGAGCAAAGTCTTCTGACCCCTCTGTTGATAATGATGGTGATGCTCTTATAACTGGAGCGTTATACTTTAACTCAACTAGCAACTTGATGAAAGTATATACTGGCTCTGCATGGGCAGATGGTTACAATACATTAGGTAATGTACTTGTACCCTCAAATAACTTATCTGACCTTGATAATGCAAGTACAGCAAGAACGAATTTAGGTTTAGGCACAGCGGCTACTACAGCCTCTACTGACTACGCCACAGCCGCCCAAGGCACTAAAGCCGACAATGCACTACCTAAGTCTGGTGGTGCTATGACAGGGGCTATAACAACTAACAGCACGTTTGATGGTCGTGACGTATCTGCTGATGGTACAAAACTAGATGGTATTGAATCTGGTGCTACCGCAGACCAAACAGCCTCAGAGATTAGAACACTTGTAGGCAGTGCCTCAGATTCTAACGTGTTCACTGATGCAGACCACAGCAAACTAGACGGCATAGAAGCAGGTGCTACAGCCGACCAGACTGATGAAGAAATACAAGATATTGTCGGAGCAATGGTTTCTAGCAACACTGAATCTGGCATAACTGTAACGTATGACGATACAGGCGGTAAATTAAACTTTACTGTAGCTAGTCAAACAGATGAAAACTTTACTACTGCTGACCACACCAAACTAGACGGTATTGAGTCAGGTGCTACGGCTGACCAGACTGCGGCAGAAATTAGAACATTAGTAGATAGTGCTACAGATTCAAACGTATTTACGGATGCCGACCATACTAAGCTAGATGGTATAGAAACAGGTGCAACCGCAGACCAAACTGACGAAGAGATACAGGACATTGTAGGTGCTATGGTAACTGGTAATACTGAATCTGGTATTACTGTTACATACCAAGATGCTGATGGTACACTAGACTTTACTGTAGCCTCACAAACAGATAATAATTTTACTGATGCTGACCATACTAAACTAGACGGCATTGAGGCTAGTGCAGACGTTACTGACACAGCTAACGTTACAGCCGCAGGTGCGCTGATGGATAGTGAGTGTACTTCTCTTGCTTCTGTCAAGGCACTAAACCAAGGCGTAGCAACTACTAACAGCCCTAGCTTTGCAGGATTGACTGTAGACACCAACACGCTTTCTGTTGATGCAACTAACAATCGGGTGGGCATAGGAGACTCAACCCCATCTGCAAAACTTGATGTAAATGGTGCGGTGCTTTTACAGGGCGGTAGCTTTAGTGCAGGGATTGACAGCGGAACAGCAGGTATAGTCTTACAGCAAGACAAACCTATATTTAGTAGAGATGTAACTGGTAACTATCTGCGTAATCTTATTAAGCACGACTCCGCAGGTGCTATAGAGATTGGTCAAGGCGGTACATCACTAATTAATGGTATTGAATTAACCGCAGGTTCTTCTGGTGGGATTACAGCAAAGAGTCAAATAATTGCTGATAAAGACACAACAACCTCAACCGCTAACGCTACAATAATAAGTAAAGGTAGTGTTACAACCACTACAGGATACAACCCACAGAACTATCATATTACATTTCAAGATGGTGGTGGTAATACAAGAGGAAGTATTTCATCTAGTCATTTTGCAACAATATATAGTACGTCATCTGATTACAGACTAAAAGAAGATATACAGCCTATAACAAACGCCACAGCAACAGTATTATCTTTAAATCCTTGTAACTTTAGATGGATAAATGGGCAACTAAGAAACAATGGTTTTATTGCACATGAACTTCAAGAAGTTATACCCGAAGCAGTAACAGGTACAAAAGACGGAACATACACAGAAGAGTATGTAATTGAACCTGCTGTAGAAGGTGTATCAGAAGCAGTCATGGGTACTAGAGAATTACCAGAGTATCAAGGTATTGACCAATCTAAACTTGTACCTCTTTTGGTTAAAACAATACAAGAACTAGAGGCGCGTATAACTGCACTGGAGGCTGAATAATGCTTGCTGAACTAGCTATTGCTAACTCTGCCTTTGCTGTAATAAAGCAAACGATAGCTAACGGACAGGACTTAACTAGGGTAGCAAAGCAAGCAACGTCATACTTTAATTCTAAAAGCGAAATAGCTAAGAAAGCAAGCAAGAGTGGAAACAAGTCTGACATGGAAGCATTCATGGCTCTGGAGACTCTAAAGAAGCAGGAAGAGGAACTTAAGGAGTTAATGATATATGCAGGTAGAGCAAACCTGTATGATGATTGGTTACAGTTCCAAGCTGACTGTAAACGTAAACGTAGACAAGAAGAAGTAGAACGTCAACGTAAAAGTATAAAAAATAAAGAGTTAGTAACAAAAATAATTACAGGTGTAGTTGTAGTATTAGTGGCTGTACCATCAATTATAGGTTTAACCTATACCATTGTAGGACTATTTGAATAGGAGGCTCTAGTGTCACAACTAGATGGAATTGCAGAAGAGACTAAACAGGTAGTAGACGTAGCCGCGGCAAGTACAGGAGTTTTAACTCTTGTTGCATGGCTACCGCCTATTGCATCGTTGCTGACGATTATATGGCTTGGACTGCGTATATACGAAAGTGATACTGTTCAGAAACTATTAGGTAAATAACCATGAACTTAACTTCATTAATCGCCCCTGTATCGGGTTTACTAGATAAATTTATAGAGGACAAAGATAAAAAGAATGCCCTTGCCCACGAGATTGCAACGATGGCTGAAAAACATGCACAGGAGTTGGCGAAGGCACAAATTGAAGTTAATAAGACGGAAGCGGCACATAAGAGTTTATTTGTCGCAGGTTGGAGACCTGCTGTGGGTTGGGTATGTGTCATGGGTATGGCGAGTAACTTCTTGGTTATCCCAGTGGCAAACTTTGCGCTTGCTATGGCTTCATCTACGATTGTGGTTCCAATCCTTGATTTAACCCAGATGATGCCTGTATTAATGGGTATGTTAGGTCTAGGTGCTATGCGTACTATGGAAAAAACTAAAGGCGTACAGAGAGAGAAATAATGGTTATACAAGTTGGTAACTTAAGTCCTTTTGCTAGTCCGTTTGATGCTGACCCTTTTTCCATGACTGAGGAAGAATTAGCAGGTGAGCGTTTACAACCTGTTGAAAATGGGTTAGTAGAGGAAGGAACTTTAGGTACGGCTTTTGATTTATCAACAACTGTAACTAACCCCGATACAGGCATCACAGCTTTTCAAAGCACAATCAGAGAGCAAGACTATGGTGAAGCCCCTGTATATACTGATTCTGATATAGCCTTAAATAACTATTTGGACTTCTATAATAGAGTACGAGAGCAACAAGAGTTTACTGACAGTGTATATAACTACAATCAATATGACCCTAGTGATTTTGCTCGTATGGGTTTTGCAGGGGCAAGGGCTGTTTCAGATAGAGCAGGTGTTGACGTAGTACAGGACTTCTTAACTGAAAACGAAGTGCCTCTATCTAAAGAGATAAATGGTCAAACCTTTTACTTAAACACTGGTATAGGAACGCCAGAGTCTTATGGTGCTAGAGGTGATGGTGAGTATGTCAACCTTGGTGGCGTGGGTACATACAGCACAGTATTTGTTGAAGACCCTTCTGGTATTGAAAGGGCTTTGACTAACCCTTTAGTAAGCACACTACTTACAGCCGCACTGCCCCCTGTTATTCGTAACGCAATTACAGTAGCAACGGCTGATGACCCTGTAAGAGCCGCTGTAGGTATGCTAGGCGGTCAGTACGTTAATGATGCACTGGTTGAAGCAGGAGTAACTGGAGCAACTTTAGGGCTATCTCCAGAGCAGTTTGAGTCTGCTATAAACTCTACTGTAGAAGGTGTGGCTCAAGGTGAAGACCTTGGTGAGGCTGTTGTAAGCAGCTTTGGTAAAGAAGTTGTAAGTAATGTAGATATAGACTTACCAGAATTTGACATAGACTTACCCTCTTTAGGTCTTGACATTGACACGCCAGAGGCTATAAAACAACTAGAAGATGTTATTAAAGAAGGTGGTTCTGCTGTAGAAGATATTATACGAACAGGAGGAGAAGTATTAGAGCCTGTGGTACAGCCTATAGTAGATGCCGCAAGCGATATAGGCAGACCTATAGAGGATGTGGTTAGAGAAGTAGGGTCAACCGCAGAGGACATTGTAGAGCCGTTTAAAGACACCTTAGAAGATGCTTTAGGCGGTGTAGACCTTTCTTCATTAGCAGGTATAAACATGGATGGTACATATAGACCGCCTGTTTCTAATATACCTACACAAGTAGAAGAACTGTTCGGTAAAGAACTATTTAAATTTGAAACAGAAATTGGCATTTCACCAGAATACTTTGAGTACGAAGAGTTTTATGATAACGACTTAATGCCAAGAAGACAACAACCAAGGATATATTCATTCTAATGACTTACTTACAACTTGTAAACAGCGTACTACGCAGACTAAGGGAAAACGAAGTAACTACTGTTGACCAGAACTCTTACTCTAAACTTGTAGGTGAGTTGGTTAATGATGCTAAACGTATCGTAGAAGATGCGTGGGATTGGTCAACACTAAGAGACACGCTGACTGTAGACACAGTAGCAGATACATTTAGTTATGCACTATCTGGTACTAACTATCGTTCTAAAACCTTAGATGTAATTAACGACACATCAGATGCTTTTATGAAACAGGCTAGTTCCTCTTGGATGAACAAGGCTTACTTGATTGAGACACCCCCAAGTGGTTCTCCCTTCTACTATTCTTGGAACGGAGCAAACGCTAGTGGTGAACTGATTGTAGATGTGTACCCAAAGCCCGATGCTGTATATAGCTTACGTTTTAACTTGGTACAAAGAACAGATGACTTTACAGACGACACTGACACACTATCTGCTCCCTCTGCTCCTGTTGTGCAGTACGCAACAGCGTTAGCCGCTAGAGAGCGTGGAGAGACAGGCGGTACTAGTGCGGCTGAATTGTTTGCATTAGCAGATGCTACATTAGCTGATGCAATAGCTTTGGATGCCGCAAGATTTCCTTCTGAAACTATTTGGACTTATAATTAATGGCTCGGAAATTACAGAACATTACAATCCAAGCTCCTGCTTTTGCAGGTCTTAACACACAGGACTCACCAGTAGGTCTGGATGCTTCCTTTGCGGCTATAGCTGACAACTGTGTTATTGACCGCTTTGGTCGTGTAGGTGCTAGGAAAGGTTATACA